AGAATGGCTGTTATGGCAGCGAATCCTACAATGCTTACAGGACTTTCTGGTAACATTGCGATTCCTAGAATGACTCAAAGTGCTAGTGGATTTTTTGTTGGAGAAGGAAGTGAGCCAACAGAATCACAGCAAGCCTTCGATCAGGTCAACATGACACCAAAAACAGTTGGTGGTGTTGTTGAGTTCACAAGAAGACTTTTATTACAGTCAAGCATTGATGTTGAGTCAATGATTAGAGATGATATTGCAAGAGTAATTGCTACTAAATTAGATAACGCAGCTATCTATGGTACAGGTTCTTCAAACCAACCATTAGGCATTAAAGATACAACTGGTGTTGGGACACAAACCATTACTACATTCGGTTCATTCGCTGAATATATTGGGATGGAAACAGATGTAGCCGCAGCAAATGCTGATGTAGCAAATATGTTCTACATCATTAATGCTTCTGCTAGAGGTGCGTTAAAGAGTACTGAAGTTGCATCAAACACAGGTAAGTTTGTTTTTGAGAACAATGAGATTAATGGCTATCCAGTTATTGTTTCAAATCAACTTGTTAATAACGATGCATTATTCGGAGACTTCAGTCAGTTCTGTATTGGTATGTGGAGTGGTTTAGATCTAACAGTAGATACAATCACAAAAGCGGGTAGCGGTACAGTCAAGATAGTGGCTTTGCAGGACGTGGACTTCGCTATCAAACAACCAACTGCTTTCTGCTTCGGCACATAATATGAAAGTTGAATTAATAAGATCAACAATGATTGCTGGCACTCCTACGAGTGTCGGCACTTCTATTGAGGTAGAAGAAAATGTTGCTCGCATGCTAATTCTTAGTGGCAAGGCTATCGAATATGTAGAGAAGCCAAAACCAAAAGCAAAGAAAAAACCTAGTCCTAAAAAAGAGGAAACCCAAAGTGGCAATCAATCAACTTAACTTAGAAAAACTAGATATTACAGCAGCGGTAGCTTCTGCTTCTGTAACTGCTACAGCTACATCAAGTGCTATTGACTTAAAAGAATTTGATGGAGATGTATTGCTAGTTTTGAACTGTGCAGCGG